TACCTTCGCAATCCATCGCCCATTCTTTAACGGTGAAACAACAATTGGCTCTCTAACGATGATCGCATGGGGAACAATTACCGAGATCAGAAACAGAGACTACTCAGTTATCGTTCCTCGGTTCGCTTCACTTGAGCCAGTAGGCGCATCAATTGCTTACAAATTCAAGGGTATGGCTAACACTGGTTACATTGCAGACTCAACATACGTAAATGTTACACCTGAAACTGACAATGAATTCAATGATCAGATGAGAACAGTTGCTTCTAAGTCAAACGAAGTTACATTAAATAGTGGTAATAAGTCAGCTTTCTATCAGCTAACACTTAACACCATCAATGATTTCGTGTCTCCAGTTCTAGATCTAACTCGTAAGACTTCATACGTTATTAGAAACGACATCAACAACGATATAACAAACGAGCATACTCGTTATGGTAATGCTCTAACAAGATATCTTTCTAAGCCAGTTGTTCTTGCAGAAAATCAAGATGCTGAAGATATCATGGTTTACCTAACTGCTTATCGTCCAGCTGCTACTGATCTTAACGTCTACATTAAGTTCCTAAACGCTGAAGATACAGAGAACTTCGACACTAAGGTTTGGACAAAACTAAACTGCACATCAGGTGCTTCTGTCTTCTCATCAACTTCTGATAAGAAAGACTTCAAAGAGTACGAGTTCAGTGTTCCTTCTGCTGTTGGTGTTACTGGTTCTGCTTGGCTAAACGGTGGTAACTTTGGTATCGTTCAATACGCTGCAGCTTCTGGTGCAGTCTACATTGGATACAAGACATTCATGATCAAAGTTGTTCCAACAGCCGATAGCAGAGCAAGGGTTCCATTCCTTAAGGACCTACGAGCTCTCTGCCTACAGAAATAAGGTTTGAGAATGAAAGATAAATATATCGTACGCGACAATCAAAACGAAGGTGCGATCCTGAATACAGATAATTCAGGATTGGCAGCTTATAAGGCAAGAAAACAAAGAGACAGGGAGATGGATGCTAAAGTCGGCAAATTAGAATCAGACATAGCATTCATCAAAGCCCTTTTACTGGAGAAACTTAAGTGACTATTACCTATGCACCAATTAATGTCAATACTGATTCATTTGGTGTATGGCTAGATCGTACTAATGCTCTTCTTGGTGATCTCAACACTAGAATCGTCACAACAAACTCAAATACCACTTCAGGTAATGCTGCCATCAGTGGTACATTTACTGCAAACGTCATTCAGGTTACGACTGAAATCGTACAGAACGAAACAGTTGCTAACCTTCAGGTCACGACTGCTAACGTTGCTAACATGTATGTTGCCAACCTTAACGTTCTCGTAGTAAACACCAACACTTCTATTGTCGCTAATGCTCAGATCGTCTCGGCTAACGTAACATCTCTAACAGTCAATACTGCTACAGCTAATGTTGCTATCGTAGCCAATGCTCAGATTACTTCTGCGAACGTAAACAGCTACAACGGTAACAACATGGTTGTTGCTAACGCTAACTTTACGACTGCTAACGTCGCGACTCTTAAAGTAACAACGATCAATACAAACTTTACAATCAGTGGTCAGGCGACAGTTACAAACAACTTTACCATCGCTCTTAATCTTCTTAAGATCGCAGGTGGTAACACGACTAATAAGTTCTTAAGAACTGACGGTTCTGGAAATCTTACTTGGTTCTACCCAGTAATCGACGACCTGAGTGATGGTACTTCGACTATAAATACTCTTAATACAAGAATTACAAGCGTGGATGCTTCTGCCATCGCATATGCTATTGCACTAGGTTAAGGAAATAAATGGCCAATACATTCAAAAGAAAAATTAGTAGAGCCGTAGGTACCTCAAATACCAGTATTGGATCCTATACGGTTCCTGCTGCTACACAGGTTACCGTGATTGGTCTAACAGTCGCTAACATTGCTAACTCAATTGTTACGACTTCTGTTCTCCATCACGATGGCACAAACTCTACTTACATCATCAAGGATGCAAACATCCCTGTCGGTGGAACAATAGTTGTCGTTGGTGGTGATCAAAAGCTCGTACTAGAAACTGGTGACTCTGTTAGAGCATCATCAAATTCTGCTGCCGCTCTAGACTGTATAATGAGTGTTCTGGAGATCACATAATGGCTTATCTTGGTAATACACCAACTAACGTCGTAAAGTTTGACTTTAAGTACATCGCGACTGATGGTCAAACAGTTTTCTCAGGTCTTGATACGCAAGGCGGCGTCCTTGCTTATTCAGTTTCTGATTACGACGTAATAGTTAATGGTCTATTACTTCCTACTGACCAATACACCGGTGACGGTGCTTCATTGACTCTGAACGTCGCGTCAAATGTTGGTGATTACGTCACTTTGAGATCATATGGATGGTGGACATCTGTTGATAACCTTTCAAAGTCTCTAAACCTCGCAGATGTTCCTAATAAAGACCAAGCAGTTTCAAATTTAGGTCTACGTGTTGTTGGAAATACCGGTGCCAGACCAACAGGCAAGCCAGCAGGTTTCCAATATTTTGATACAACATTGAATAAACCAATTTGGTACAACGGCACAGTTTGGGTCGATGCTACCGGAACAACTGTATAAGAGAATTAAATGTCCCTTCTTGGAAATCAAAACGTTACAGTAAAATATTCTGATTTAATTATCCAAGAGACTCTTAAAAAGAGTTCTCTTTTAAGTGATATTCCAGATAAGCCCGCCGCGCGAGCAAACCTTGGTTCACACGACGCAACAAACCTTATAACAGGATATTTACCAGATGCTCGCCTTCGTGAAGGGTCAAGACTTGACGCGACTCCTGTTACAGACTGGAATTCTGCTACCAACACAGGTGTTTACACTGGTCTTAATGCGACTAATGCTCCGGCTCCAACAGTTCGTTACATTGGTGAAGTCTTCAGGCTTTCTGCTACGTATATCTCACAAACATTAGTTAGACTTTCAGACGGCGTTACTGGTGACAATATTGACACGTGGAGACGTCAGTGCCTGAATGGTGCTTGGACAGCATGGACTCAGCTCGTTACAGTTTCTGTTGCTCTTAAGGCTAAGCTTGATACCTCTACATCTGCTGAAACCATTAACTCAATGGTTGAGCGTGACTCAAACGGCGACATCTTAGCTCGCACGTTCAAGACATCTTTTTCTACAACATACGCAACACCTGCTTACATCATGACTCAGGTCAATCAGACAACTGACAGTCAGCTTAGACCAACGACTCTAGCACAGCTCGCTGCAGCAATGACTATTTCTCAGATTTCTGGTACAGTTCCTGACTCTAAACTAACAGGCACTTACACTGGTTTCTCAATTAACACTGCTGGTACCATCATTTCTGGCTCTCATACAGTTAATGGTAATTTTAACGCTACTGGACAGATTAACGCTGGTGGCAACGTTCAGTCAAACGGTGCTAACCTTATCCTTGGTGCCGCCGGCGGCGCAGTTTATCTAAGACCATATGGTGTGGGTAACGGTACTGGGCAAGCTTATGTTGATACAAACGGAAGTTTTGTCGCTTCTGGTAACGTTTACGCTTACTCAGATATTCGTGTCAAGAAGAACATTGTAAAGCTAGAAGACACCCTTACAAAGATTAACCAGCTTAATGGTTATTCATTCACGATGATTGCGAATGATGAAAATTCTCTTGGTGTTATCGCCCAGGAAGTTTACGAGGTTTATCCAGAACTTGTTGAAATCTCAGAAGATGGAACTCTCTCAGTCGCGTATGCCAATATGGCCGGTATCTTCATCGAAGCGATCAAAGAACTTCATTCTGAGATTAAACAGCTTAAGACTGTAGTTGAGGAATTAAAAAATGGCAATGCCAAGTAGCGGACAGCTAAATTTCGCTCAAATCCAAAATGAATTCGGTGGTGGAGGTGAAATCGCTATGACTGAATATTATGGTCGTGACGTTGGTATCCCTGGATCAGGTCAAATTTCACTCGGCCATTTTTATGGTCGTATGAACCACACTCCAGGTTCTCAAATCTTCTACGGTACAGCTACTTTTTGGACTCCACAATATTACAACCTCTTTGTAAGTTCTATTGGTGCAGGAGCTGGTGGAAGTGCTGGTACATACACTTATTATGTTAACTCCGGTGATCACTCAACTGAAAAAATAGGTAGTGGTACACCAGGTCAGGGTGCTGCTCTAACGTATTGGGCAGGACCAGCCCAGGTCCACGGCGGCGGAGGTGGTGCTAACGCCGTCGAGGGTGGAGCTGCCGGTGGAAACTGGGCCAACATTGCTGGTTGGGCCGGTAACGGTGGCAATGGTGGTACTGGATCAAGGAACAACGGAACACGAGGCGGCCACGGCGGACTAGCACAAAGTAATTATGTTAGAGAACAAACAGGTGGCTATCCTGTTCCTACAGGCGGATATGGTTGTTATGTAGCAGGCGGAGGTGCAGGCGGGGTCGCCAATAACTCATACGCATCTGGTGGACAAACGTCGACATCCGGTTCCGCAGGTGGTCAAGGTCGTATTGAAGTAAGTTGGAGTTAAAATGTATTATTATATTAAAAATGGTCGTCCTTTTGAGATCGACGAGTCACAAGACAAATTCATCATGAACGGTAGCATCATGGACACCAAGGTGCTTACAGAACTGGGTAAATCCAACCTAGAAGACTTAGGTATCCATTACGAAGAACCATTTAAAAATAGGTCATCATTCCATGTCGCTACAGCGAAAACCAATAATCGTACTTTTAATTACAAAGATGATCAATTCGAAATAAACGGAGAGTTCTTTAAGACTCTAAGTGTTCTTCTAACGATATCTACTCTAGATGATTATGGTAACGATTATTTCTGGCTAAACAAAGAAGTTCCTTTTGGTATTCCAAACAGCCAGAATGAAATCGTGTTGATGAACACCAAGGACTTTAACGAATTCATGAGAGCGTACGCTAAGTTTGCTCTTGCCAACGAGTTGATTGCATCTCTCAATAAAGTAGATGGAAACGTTCATCCTCTACCTGTTAATTCTGAAACAGTCCTTGAAGACACGTATAAATATTTCAGAACAAAAACTGTTGCCGACAAAGAAGGCAAACAGGCAGAAGTTGATACTCACCTCGATTCCATTGAAAACATGATTAAATGAGTGAAATAAAATTACTCCATACTCCTATCAGCGTGCCATACATTCGAAAGATGAATGGAGTTGCTCCTGGACTAAAGGCTCCTCTGTCGTCTCTACTATCAGAAGTCATACCTCTTCACCGTGGTCAGACTTACGCAGGTCGTACAGAAGAAGAATTTAACAGTCAACCATTTGATTTTGGTAAGAATATCACCGATCATAAGGTTGGTAAAGATAAGCAGTACGGAGAATTCGTAAGCTATTTTGCAAAATTCAAAGACGATCCTCGAATTAAAGAAGCAATTGACCAGTTTGGTCCAGGAACGACGTTTAGAAACTTCCTTTTCTATGCTCCTGGTTCTATCATGACATGGCATACTAATTCTGATTGTCCAGGAACACGCACGTACGTCTCTGTGAGCACTGGTGGTTCCATTTTTAAGTATCGTAATCCAAATGATTTTTCATTAGGGTATGACTTCGATAACAATGGATGGACAATTCGTCAGTTCGTTATCCCTGAAGACAAGCTTTTCTGGCACACAATTTACGCTAGAAATCCTCGATTTGTCTTTGGATTTAATACACCTATTGCTCACGTCATCCCATAAATATCAATAAAATGCATAGTGAGAAATAAATGCCAAATATCCCTAAAATCGGTGTAATAAACGTTTCTGACTTCAGTAACCAGGGCGCCGACGGTGATTATGGAATCCATATCACGACAGGTGCTGAATATTTAAAGACTACCGGAACATGGGCCGCAACTGGTGTAAATTTTTATGCGGCTGGAGATGGAACAGGCGGTAGTGGATTTGTTAAAAAATCTGGTGATACTATTACTGGACAATTGATTAGTACATTAAGTGCTAACGATGCTATCAAATTAAAACCATCTGGTGTCGGCGGTGTTGCTTTTAATACTGGATCTGCTACATTACCAGGTTACCTATCATTTATTAAAGCAGATGGAACTCGCGGAGGTTACATCGGCTGGGGTGATACCAGTGGAAATCGTATCTCTATGTCTGCAGAAAATGGTATGGTTGGCTTCCACGTTGAACAGGACTTTTGGGTAAATGGTAATATTTACTGTGGTTCAGCTGCCCAATCATTTATGTCAAGCGATGGTAATCTGTATGGTACTGCATGGGGTAACTGGGGATACTCAAACTACGCATGGAACGCCATTGATAATCGCATTGAAACACGCGGAGCTGCATGGGGTCAGTACCATGCGCAACAGTGGTCAAACGTAGCCATCGCAATGACGGCCGGCGGAGCTAGTGGTGTTGGTACATATGTTTTTGCCAGAACAGATACGACCGTAGGTCCAGGAACTGGTATTAACGGAGCTCAGTTGGATTGGTCAGATGGCACCAGTTGGGCAGGAGGAAGAATAAACGTAGGTTCTTGGAGAACTATGGGTTATGCGTCTGCCACCAAAGCAACACTATTTTTGAGGTATAATTAAATGACTTTAGAAGAATCTGCAGAAATTAATCCGCATCTTGTTAACGTATATTCCAGTTACACTGATGTCACAAACTTACAGTGGGCTGACAAAAATCATTTGTATTTAAATTGCACTGTCAATTTTGAGAAGTTCGGACCCACACTGTATACAGCCGCAGCAGAAGATATTACTCTGCACTGTCCTGAGATATTCAAGCGTGCAGTAGCAGGAGAATTTGGTCCTATTGCTGATTATATACCACCAACCATCGAACAAGTGCGTTCACGCATGCGTCCTATGTCGCCTCGTACTTTTTGGAAAGCTGCAAGATATATTGGCATCGCTAAAGCAGATATCATTGCACAAATTAACGCTATCACAGATAAAGATGATAGAGAGGAAATGTTAATTGATTTAGAAGAGGCTACTCAATTCGATAGAAATGATCCAACACTAATAAGATTAATAGCAACAGAAAACATCACACCAGAGCAATTAGATGATCTCTGGTTACACTTCACAGGAGAATAAAAATGGCTTATACAATCGTATCCGTTACCAATGTTCGCTGGGCAAATGCTGCACACAATGTTATTGCATGTGACGTAGTTTTCGCTGAAATGCCCGGCGTTCAACCATTCGCTACAATTGCAAATGCAGATACACCATGGGGTGTAGAAATTTGGAATAATTCAATCGCCGGTGTCTATGGTCCGATTGCAGAATACGTTCCAAATATTCCACCTGTTCATGAAGTAATTCTTTCAGCAGAGCAGTTCTATACAATGCTTGAAACAGATGGTCAGCTAGAATTCTTCATCGACCAGATTGAGACAGTTACACCTGTTTCTAAGAAGCTTACCTGTCGTAACCAGTTTAATAATTCAACTGAATTTACATGGGGACAGACAGTTATCGTAACTGTTATGCCAAAAGTCTATGGAACAGACTGGGAAACAGACGTAACACCAAAATGGCTAGCAGCAGCTGGTTATTAATTTAACAACAGGAGAATAAAAATGAAAGTTAAGGTAAAAGTTAAGAAGTTCGTTCTTCTTTCAAAGACATACACATACGACGATGCAGTAGCTGTTTATCGTGGTAGCGCACTAACCGTAGAAGTTAATTCTGCAGTTGGAACAGAAACAAAGACAGCAATCACCGTCTTTGATCTTTCTAAGGTTGTTTCTGTGGAGATTACAACAGCTCAATAATCGCTGTATGTTTTGTCGTAGAAGTTGGAGTTTGTTACGTCCCGGAGTGCTTCGCAGAGAGCGTCTGACTTTTCAATCTCGTAGGCTGCTTGGTCCCACCCGGCATGGAATTCCGAGATTGCAAAGGCACGACGGGACTTCATTCCGTAATGGCATCCATAGTCCCTATCGTATCCAGTTGCTGCGGCAAGTTCACCAGCTTCGTAGTACTTGCCTTCTGACTTGAGTTTTTCAATCTGTTGACGATATGTCATTTGACGTTCTCCTTAGCGAGCGTTGTTGAAAGTGCGTTCCATCGTCTTTACGAAGGACTCGCGGGCTTCAGTTGCTGCCTTCTTAGCGGCTTCTTCATCATTGGAGCGGTTGAATTCTGCATCGAATGCGAACTTTGCAACTCGGTTTCCAGCTTCAACCATTTCTAACAGTGTAGGGAAATTTGTCATTTTGATCTCCTTAACGAATTTTCTTGAAAAGATCACCAACTAAACGGGAAACTGTTCGTTGAACTGCCGGATTGCTCATGATTTTTTCACGTTCGACTTGATAAACCTGAAATTCTTCTTCAGTCATTGCTTCAATCTTTGCAATTGTTTTTGCAACTGCATGATTTCCAGCGAACGATTTCATAGATAGAAGTTTTTCAGCTTTTGTCATTTTCGTTTTCCTTTATTCTGTATATGATTTAATATACACTAGATTACGACTGATGTACACACTTATTTTGAAGTTCTGTCAACAAAAATTCGCCTACTCGTTCACGATATTCCGGATCATTGTAGTCTCTCGTGAGCCCGGATGGATGTGGGAGACACGTGTACGTGATGCCCTTCTCAGAATTCCATGTGAAGTCATTCATCCGTGTCACACAGAGCGTCGCCAGAGTGCCTCTCCCCATGACGATCACACGTCTATTTTGAAGCGACTGGATCACTCTGGGTGCGTTCTGTCGTGCTAGTTTCAGATTCCAATGCTTCCCGTAGTGCATATTGAGTCTATCGAAGCCGCTCAAAAAGCGCTCGATTGTGACTACTTCATGCAGGTTCATCATAGAGAGGAGTCTCCCACCTGAAACAGCGGAATTATCCGGGTAAAAAGCTTTACCCGGATCGACACAGTTCATACCTAAAAGCACTGTCTTTAGAGCCATTTGTGAACCAGATAACTCCACAATTCCGTTTCTGTGCCTTCGCGGTACTTTCCGCCGACTGGGAAAATGTAATAGACTTCTTTACCATCGCGCATTAGCATCCCGATCATCGTGTCTGCTATTTGACTCTTCCGTTCAATTTTCGCGAGGTAGCGATCGTCTGCTTTGTCTCTGCGGGAGAGTTTAGCTTCGAGATTGCGTTCAAAATCATAAGCCATGTTCTGCATCCTTTATTTTGTTTGTGTTTTATTATACACAAATTTACAAGGAATGTAAACAGTTATTTTCTTAGAATGTGATTTCGATTGCTTTTCCAACTACGTCTGGCCGGCAATAATCACGATCCCAAATTCGTCCGTTAAACGAGATGTGAAGTGTTTTACCTTCTTCTGTGACGATATAAGCGAGTCGAGAGCGGCTTGCTCCAGCATTTGATTTGGCTCTCTTTGCGCGATATGCAAAAACTGCATCTTTTACAGTTGCATAAGAGGTAGATTTTTTGCCGATGATAAGAGTAGCCATTTTGCATTCTCCGTAATTTTGATTATGATTTAATATACACTAGATTACGACTAGTGTACACTGTTATTTTCTAAGAAAATGAATTATTTTGCGTTCTTTCCTGCTTCATAAGCAGCCTCAAGCGCTTTCTTGAGTGTCGATACCGAAATGTCGTAAAAATCAAGAGAGTCACGATTGCGAAGTTCAAGTGTTTCCACATTGAGAATCTTTGTTGCGATGTCGTTGATTTTCTGTGATTTTGTCATCGTCATTCTCCGTAGTTTTGATTATGATTTAATATACACTAGATTACAGCGTATGTAAACAGTTATTTTCTTAGTAGATGATATTCATCAACTTTCTTGATGAACTCACCATGATCGTTTGAATCAAAATCAGTGATGTTCCATTTTTTAGTGACTTTATCATAGCGAGTGCCTCTAAGGGAATACTTAGGAGGCGCACCGTTTGGTCCGTAATTCCCACCCTCTTGGATGCTACGAATTTGAACTTCTGTGTGATCCGTATGGGGACCCTTTTTATAAGTTAGACGGGCCGGATGATAATAATCTTTATAGACAACTTTATAATATCCTGAAACTGCGGCCCGTGTTATTGGTGATCCACCATTAAACCTATATTTGTGAACAGATTTCAAATGAGCTTCAACTGGATCAAGAGATTGAGACTTATTGGTCATTGTCGGTCTCCGTAATTCTTATTTGATTTAATATACACTAAATTACAGCGTATGTAAACAGTATGATCGTTGATAAATATAAATAAAAAGGATCGTTATGTCAGTCAACAAACCAGCCACACGTGAGGAATTTCGCGAGCTTTGCCTTCGCAAATTAGGCTCACCAGTAATTAAGATCAACGTCGATCCTGAACAGATTGAAGACGCTATCGAGGAAGCACTAAAGTACTACATCGACTACCACTACGATGGTACCGAGCTCACATACCTCAAGCACCAGTTGACTGCTGACGACGTAGCGACAAAGACAATTGACATCCCAGAACAAATCGTTGGAGTTCAGAGCATCTTCAGCATGGGTGGTTCAAGCATGTCATCATCTAATATGTTCAGCTTTGAGTACCAGTTTTCTCTGAGCCTCCTACCTGACTTAGCTTCCTTTACGCTCGCTCCTTATTATATCGCTCAAATGCAGCTCAACCAGATTAGAGAACTACTAATTGGTAACGCTCCAATCCGATTCAACCGTCACAAGAACAAGCTCCACCTCGACATGAGCAGCTTCCGTCTCAGTGAAGGCAACTTCATCGTTATCGAGTGCTATACAGCTCTTGATCCAGAAGTTGACACAGACATTTGGAACGATCGTTGGCTACAGAAATACACATCTGCTCTCATCAAGAAAGTCTGGGGTATGCATCTTTCAAAGTATGACGGCATCCAATTACCAGGTAACGTTACTCTACAAGGAACGAAAATCTATGACGATGCCGTCGCAGAACTTTCTGACCTAGAAGACGCAATGAGAACTGACTTCTCTCTACCTCCTCTAGACCTAATTATGTAAGGTTCGTTATGATAAGATTCAAAGAATATCTCTCAGAACTTTTTGATAAACCCGTCAGAGGAATACAAGAATACGATCCTCGTAATGGTCTCCAATACACGTACTATTTCGATGTCGAAGATCGTCACTATTATGTGAACGTTGCTGCCGACATATTGAGAGATAAAAAGATGTACTGGATCGTGTTTGGGTTCCTGGGAGATCAAAAAAGTAAAAAAGTAATGGGACAAAAGTTTGTGTTAACGCAGTTTAATACAGACGCGGTCAAGATTTTCTCTACAGTAATTAACAGAGTTGACTATTACTTTGCTCAACCCAAACACACGTTAGATCCTGGCGACAGCATTAACTTTACAGCGGCGAGTGAAAAGAGAGCGGCTCTTTACCAAAAGTTTGCTAAGCATCTGTGTGATAAGTATGATCTTGAGATGAAAGTCTTCAAGGGCGATGAAACAATGTTCGAACTGGTGAAAAATGGCAAGAAATAAGTACTTTAACTTCTTCAATGATGAGGCAGAACAAAAACTGATCGAGGACCTAGTCGTCGAGTCGATTGAGATTTATGCTCATGACATGTGGTATCTTCCAAGAACTGGTGTCAACAAGACAGACATCCTCAATGAATACCAATACAACAAGTTCACTCATGCTATCGACGTCGAAATGTACATCAAGAACGTGTCAGCTTTCGAAGGTGACGGTCAGTTCCTAGGTAAGTTCAACATCGAAATTCGAGACCAGATAACTCTCACGATGTCAATTCGCTCATTCAAGCGTTACATCGAACCAATTACATCTGAGAAGAGACCTCTCGAAGGCGACTGCATCTACGTTCCAATGCTCAAGGCTCTCTACCAGGTAAAGTACGTTGACAACGCGAACGTCTACTACTCACTTGGTGCCCTACAGATGATGGACATCACATGCGAATTGATGGAAGTCTCAGGTGAAGAATTCACTACTGGGATAACAGAAATCGACAGCGTCTATAATACCTATGACAACAATCCTTTAGAAGCTGCACTGACTACAGAGTCTGGTGAATACGTCACAACAGAAGATGGTGTCAATATCATCTCTGACGAGTATGATCCAGAGGACATCTCTGACAAACCATTCGCTAATAACATTCCCTTCCAAACAGAAGGTGATGCTGTTCTAGACTTTTCTGAGACATCACCATTTGGAGAAAACTTCTAATGCATTTTTATGGCGGATATCTCAAAAAGGCAATCGCGATCTTCGGTTCTCGCTTCAACGACATCTACATCACGAGAGTTGATGAAAGTGGCGACACGCAACAACTCGTTAAGGTTCCTATTTCCTACGCACCAAAAGGAAAGTTCATCGCTCGTATCCAAGGGGATCGCGAAGGTAAACGTGACGTAGCAATCAGACTACCACAGATTAGCTTCGAAATAACAGGAATCGAACGCGATTCTACCGCTCGTTCTCTCCTTCCTATGAATAAGATCACAGCTCCAGGATTCAACAACTTTGTTGGAACTCCATACGACCTTACGATCGAACTCAACGTGATGACGAAGACAATGGAAGATGGTCTCAAAATCATCGAGCAGATTCTTCCATTCTACAATCCAAGAGCGACTGTCAAAGCTGCTCTAATAGATGACATCAACGAAGTGTTTGATATCCCTATTACACTTACCACGACGGCGATGACAGACACCTACGAGAATGACTTTTTTACGCGTAGAGCTATCATTTGGACTCTTACATTCCAAATGAAGACATTCTTCTTTGGTCCAACAGGTCCTTCTAAGGTGATTAAATTCACAACTGCAAACATCTTCTCAAATCCAGAGATGACAGCTAAGTTTGAGAAGATCACCGTTCAACCAGGATTGACTGCAAACGGCCAACCAACAACTAAATTGAGTGAAACAATAAATTACTTAAATATTAATGAAGATGACCCATACGGGTTTATCGTGATTAAAACGGATGAATTTGATGAGTGACGATCCACTTTTTAACAAGCTAGGAGTTTCCCAACTCCCAACCAAAACTATAGAACTCATAACGGTTGACAAGTCAGTTGGGGAAGGACTCGAGGACGACCTCGATGAAGTCCGCTCTAACATTCGTTCACTAATTGAGAAAGGTGAAGGAGCTTTTGAAGACCTCCTAAGTCTATCATCTCAATCACAGGATCCAAAAGCTTACAGAGAAGCCTCAACCCTTCTCAAAGTGCTTCTAGATGCCAACTCAAAACTGATTGATAATGCATTAGCGCGTAAAGAAATTATGCATGATGACCAGAAAATTTCTAATCCTAGGATTACGAATAACAATCTTTTTGTTGGATCAACTCAAGAAGCTATTGAGATGATGAGAAACAAGAAGAAAAATAATGGCCAAACTGACTGATCGCTATAATAACAATCCATTCCTACCAAAAGCTGGTACGACAAAAGAGTTCACAGAAGAAGAATTACAGGAACTAGTCAAGTGTGAGGATGATCCAATTTACTTCGCTGAGAAGTATTTCAAGATCGTATCTGTTGACAAGGGCGTCATCCCGTTTCTTCTCTACGATTTCCAGAAAGAAGCTGTAGAAAAGTTTCTTGTCAATAGAAACTTGTTTCTCCTTCAGTCCAGACAATCGGGTAAAACATCCACCGCGACTGTTCTCCTGCTGCACTATGCACTCTTCAACCCTATGAAGACAATTGGTATCCTCGCTAACAAGGCGGCCACCTCAAGAGAAATTCTAAATCGTATCAAGCGAGCCTATGAGTTCCTGCCAGACTTCCTAAAAGGTGGTGTCAAGGAGTGGAACAAATCACGAGTTGAGTTCGAGAACGGTTCTCTCATGATGGCCGAAGCCTCATCATCAGACGCTATCCGTGGACAGTCACTTTCATTGCTCTACATCGATGAGCACGCGTTCGTTGACGGATGGGAAGAGTTCTCATCATCAGTTCTACCAACGCTTTCATCAGGTAATTCTACTAAGATGATTTTTAGCACCACACCAAATGGTCTAAACCATTCATATTACTACGTTGAAGGCGCAAGAAACAAGACAAACGACTTCGCTCTCGTTGAAGTTCCTTGGTTTAAGGTTCCTGGTCGTGATGACAAATGGAAAGAAAAGACACTCTCTGACTTGAACCATGACATGCTAAAGTTTGAGCAGGAGTTCGAACTCGAATTCATCGGTTCATCTGGTACACTCATCTCCGGCGCCGCACTTAAGCAACTATTTCCTGAAGATCCGATCATGCGTGATCCTCACATCAAACAATATAAGAATCCGATCCGCGGACACCAGTACATCCTCACTGCTGACGTCTCGCGCGGTAAGGGACTGGACTATTCAACGTTTTCGATCGTTGACATAAGCACGACACCTTATGAACAAGTTTGTACGTATCGAAACAATATGATTCTGCCAACGGATTATGGTGAAATTGTAAGACGATTTGGTCTTCTCTACAATGATGCGGCGCTCCTAATCGAAATCAACGACCTCGGTTCTCAAGTCGCAGACATCTGCTTTGAATACGAAGCAAATATGATCTTCGTAGAATCGAGAGGACGAGCTGGCAAGCAGGTTTCCTTCTCAGCACGAGCAGATCGCGGCATGAGAACCACACAAAATTCCAAGATGGAAGGTTGTATGATGCTCAAAATCCTTGTCGAACAGAAGAAACTACTTATCAGAGACGCATACACGATCGCTGAGTTAAACACTTTCTCTCAAGCAGGCAACTCTTACGAAGCGGAAAAAGGTAAGCATGACGACATGGTCATGACACTCGTTCTCTTCGCGTGGCTATCTGGTCAGGGGTATCTTGATCAATTGAATGATGGTGATCTAATGAAAGAATTGAGAGAGGTCTCCGACGGCGATTTCCGTGAAGACCTTCTCCCATTCGGTGTCATTGCAGATGGCTTAGACGATGAGTTCGCCGATATCGTCTACATGACTCATGATGATTGGTAATTCTTGAACCAGCATAGAAAACCGAAGCCGTTTTTCCAAGAGGTAACTGAATAGAAATCATAAATTTTTTCGATTTCTTCAGAGAGACTATCAGTTGATTCAAGACTTTGAAAAATTGAGACCATTGACTCTTCATTGACTGTTGGCTCAATTTTGATTGCATTCAAGAGAATGAGATTGACAAACCATGCCAATCCCATCATTATAACAATGTAATATTCTATTGCCATTGTAATCCCCTTATGCGGTTTTAAAGATTACCTGTGCATACTCGAGGGAGCACTTGAACTTCTTTCCGTCCTTCACGTATTTCACAGGGAATTTTGGAGCGCGGAAATCGAAGGTGACCATCCGTTCTCCATTCCGACCAGTCTGCTGAAGCGCGTACCTGTCGCACATGTAAGCCAGGTTAGACTGGTCAGCCATTTCAGAAAGAGTTACCTTTCCTTTGATTTTTGCAGTGATCTTAATTTGGACTTCAGCATCAGAGAACCTCATGTTCCCAATATCGAAATTTACGTTCTGTTCCATGCCATATTTTGCAAGAATTTCATTGAGTTCTTTACGCATTGTGCCGAGGTTCTGTTTGTTGAAGTTTTCCATTTGAGATACTCCGTTTGGTTGATTATGAGTTAATATACACTAAATTACAAACGGTGTAAACAGTTATTTTCATTTTAGAGCATTTTACTTTCGTTCAACATCTTAAGCGAAAGTTCGTACAATTCACGCTTCCACTCATCACAAGCTTGAATAAGAAAGTCTGTGTCGATGCAATCATGTTTCACGCGATCAACCTCATATTTTTCTTCATTAAATCTCGATTCAGTGAACGCAAACAAAACTAGTTCTGAACAAGCCTCTTTTGCTTCATCAGAAATGTCATCTGCAAAGAAATATTCGTGCAATAATTCTTCATTCATGAGATGTCCTCCGGTTAAAAGTGATTCCATTATAATTGTAACATCACTCATCTTAGATGTAAACTGTTATTTTGCGCAAAAAATAAAGCTCTCAGTTTTCACTGAGAGCTTTAGAGGATGTTTTGAGAAGTCTTTAAGACTTTTCCGTCTCTTTGACCGCCTTGCCGGCGCCGTGTTCAGGTTCTACATCCTTGCCGAAGATATCGATTGCTCGTTCTTCATTGCACTTCCAATCGCTGCCATCTGCAGTCTTATAAGTGAAAGGCATCTTCCAGCGCCGTGAGTCGTAGCCAGTAAGCTTTTCGCCGTTCTTACCGGTCTTGCTGAGCTCTAGCTTCGCAATTACCGTGTTGAGAACGTTCGTGCTTGATTCCTTGTTGAGAGGAACTACGCCGGAAATCCGAGCTGATCCCTTGAACTTGACGTCCGTTGGGTTCATGCCGGTGAAGTTGATATTGAAATCTACCCCATGTTCATCCGAAAGCTTCTTGAAGAAGTCATTCATTTCAGTCTGTAGTGCATTGACTGTGTCTTCGTCGAAAGTTGTAATCTTTGTCATTTTTTTCTCCGTGTTTTTGTTTTGTTGTTTGTTTTCTTTTCACTAGATTTTGTTTAGACGTTATCAACTTACAATTAGATATTACCATAAATTGATGGAGATGTAAACAGTTATTTTAGCAAATTTTGCATTTAATTTCTCTAAGCACGGATTGTGATAAATAATTAAAAAATAGAATACAAAAGAAGGAATGATAAATATGGCTTTCGCATTATCACCAAGCGTAACGGTTAAAGAGATTGACCTAACTGGGATCGTGCCAGCTGTAGACAGCACAACTGCTGCTATTGCCGGTGTTTTCCCATGGGGTCCAGTTGATGACCGTGAACTCGTTTCATCAGAGAATGAACTAACATTCCGTTTTGGTAAACCAACAGACGACAATTACGAGACATTCTACTCAGCCTCAAATTTCCTTTCATATTCTAATAAGCTTTACGTAACCCGTGCTGCTGACGATGGTGCTAAGAACGCCGCTGGTGCTAATACAACTATCGTCGCTCAGCCGCTTATTAAAAATAAGGTCGACTACGAAATCAAGGCGTCAACCCTTGACGTAAACGCTATCTTCCCAGCTAAATGGCCAGGTGCTATTGGTAACTCACTTAAGGTCGCTGTCTGCGCATCTGCAAACGCCTTCGCTGAAACACTTTCTATTTCTACAGCTAATACAACTCTTGCAGTCGCGTTCGCAGTTAACACAAAGTCAGCTTCTGTAACTGTAACTGCTCCATCTGAAGAACTTGCTCAGACAGCCGTAGCTGCTCTAAGTGCAAAGCTCAACGTTGGTGACCTTGTAACAGCCGGTAACTCAGCTATTGGTGTTCAACAGCTTAAGGTTTCTACAATCAGTGGTGTAACATCAAACACAGCAGCTAAAACCGCTACATTCACAATCACAACAGAACAGCCTTACCATTTAGCTTCAAACGTGATTCAGACCGCTCTTAAGCGTGCATGGGAATATTCTGGTCTAGTAGATGGTGCTCCAGCAACTTCTTCATTCACCGCAAAGCGCGGTGGTTCAAAAGACGAACTTCACATTGTAGTTATTGACAAGCTTGGTAAATTCAGCGGTACCCCAGGTACTCCTCTTGAAGTTTGGGCAAAAGTATCACGTGCTAAAGACGCACTTGGTGAACAAGGTGGTTCTATCTATTTCAAGAACGTTCTAAACCAGTCATCTTCATACATCTGGTACGGTAACGCTCTTCCAGGTGTTACAGAAGACGTAGCTACTGCAATCACTCCAATTTCAGTTGCTCCATTCGGTTACAGCTTCTCAGGTGGTGCTGACACACTTTCTGAAAATGCGATTACACTTGGTGATCTTGCTCGCGCATACGACCAATACAAATCTTCAGAAGCTGTAGACGTTTCAATTATCATCACTGGTAAGTCAATTGGTGGTGCAAATGGTGAAGGTCTAGGTAACTACATCATCGACAACATTGCAGAAACTCGTAAGGATTGCGTTGTAGTTATCTCTCCAGCACTCAATGACGTTGTAAACAACCCATACCAAGAAGCAGAAGCTATCGTTGAGTTCCGTGACTCACTACGTTCAACTTCATA